GCTAGTTGCTACGAATAGGCTTGTGGTTAGGATGTGGCGCTTCGGATTTAGCGGTCCGGGGGCGTGTTGTTGGTTTAGTGTAACTGATGAGTGTCTAATATGGTGATATGTGTAGGTTTGGACATAGTGGTGTGTATGGTTTGGACATATGTTCTGACTTGTTTGTCTTGTTTTGTTATTGTCGGTGGTGTTGCGCGGGTGCGCTTTAGGATTGTGAGTGTGTTTTGGCTAAGTTGATGAAGAATTTTGGCGAGTATGGTGAGGAACTTCGTCAGATTAATTCTGCTAGTGCGATTCGTCGGGGTAAGAATGCTCGTGGGAATCCTCCGAAGGGTTTTGAGGATGTGTTTACTTATGAGCAGCCTCGTCGTAATCGTCTTGGTGCTGGTGATTTGAAGGTTACGAATACTTTGACGGGTGAGGTTACGGTGTATCCGGCGGATGAGGTGTCTGCGTCTTTTGCGCATGTTCGCTCTCCTAAGCATTCGCAGTATAATTTGTCGTACGATAGGAAGGATAAAGTTGACTCTGCCTGATAAGACGGATAGTGAAACTAAGCATTTCTTTGACGACAATAAGAAGTCGATTTTGGAGATGGCGAACAAGCCTATTGCGTTGTTGACTATTGCTCAGGCGCATGGCATTAAGGTTGATACGCTTAGTCGTCGTGTTCTTGAGGGTGATGACGAGTTTGCTGTGGAGTTTCAGAAGCGGCGCGCGAGCCTTCAGGCTAATCTTGCGAGTAATGTGATGGATCGTGGTGATGGGGATTGGCGTATGCATGCTCACGTCCTAGAGCGACTCTTTCCTTCTGGGTATGCGAAGGAACGCGCGAACACGATTAAGGTTGAGGCGAGCGCGTTTGACTGGAATCTTCTTGGCAGGATTCAGGAGAAGGACCTTGAGAAGCGCGAGGTCAAGCATATTGAGGCAGAGAGCGTACAAGTCGATGATTGAACCATTCGACACTAATCGCGATCCGGGCGACGAGCAGGACACAGATGACTCGTCAAGTTGACGCGCAAGCCAAGCGACGCAAGGGCAAGACAGTCAAGAAGATTGTCAATGATGTCCCACAAGACCAGTTTGATCTGCGCACCAAAATCCTCACGGATCATATGTGGGTGTACGAGAATCTCCTAGACTTTCACCCGTGGTCGAAGCAGTTGGAAGTTCTCCAGAGCGTTAGAGACAATAAGCGCACCGTTGTCCGCTCGTGTCACGGCTCAGGCAAAACCGCCGTCGCCGCCGTTGCCGTCCTAGAGTTCATGCTTAGGGGGCCATGTCGCGTAATCACGACTGCGCCGACATGGAGTCAGGTTGAACAGTTGCTCTGGCGAGAAATTGCTCAGCGTCATCGACATATTAACCCCGCCTTTGGAAAACTTTTCAAGACGCAACTTGAAGTAGCCCCAGACTGGTTCGCCATTGGACTGTCCACTGACACTCCGGAGCGTTTTCAAGGCCACCACGCCCCCAGAATGCTCTTGGTAGTTGATGAGGCGAGTGGTGTAGATGATGCTATCTACGAAGCGTCCGAGGGATTCCTCACCGCCGAAGGCTCGCGCGTCCTTCTTATCGGAAACCCGACTCGTACTACTGGAACGTTCTACCGAGCGTTCAAACCAGATTCTGGATGGCATAAGGTACACATTAGCGCATTCGACTCTCCGAACTTTACCGGAGAAGAAGTACACGAAAACGCTGCGCGCGCACTCGTAACGCCAGAATGGGCGGCAGACGCCGCAACCCAGTGGGGAATCGACTCGCCAGCGTACAAGATCCGCGTACTAGGAAACTTCGCGGAAACAACTGGGCGACAATACTTCCAATTCATCGACCGACTCGTTGCCAAGGAACCAACAAAACGCGGAATGTTCTTCGGACAACCAGTACGCGGCGGCACCGTCTCCTTCGCGGACGACAAGATTGGTCCAATCAAAATCTGGCAAGCACCACAAAAAGACAAGCACTACATTCTCTTTGCCGACGTAGCAGGCAGCGTAACCGACGACACATTCAACGCGCGCATGGCCTCTACAGAAGAACGAGACGGTTCTGACTTCTCCGCCGCAGTCCTCATCGACTCAGAAACTGGTCAAATCTGCGCGACATACCACGGACGACCAGCCCTAGACCAGTACGCAGAAGACCTAGCGCGCCTAGCCCACACATACAACAAAGCCCTACTCGCAGTAGAACGCAACAGCGTCGGACAAGCAGTGCTACTCATGCTCACCACAACGTTCAACTACTCAAACCTCTATCGTCCTCGCCACATGAACAGTACGCGCCCCGACCTAGACAACAAGATTGGTTGGATCACAAGCCAAGCGACACGCCCGCGAATGCTCACCGCCCTCCAAATGCAAATCAGAGACAACCCGGAAACAATCCGATGCGAACGCTTGATTGAAGAAATTAAAACATTCGTATACGACCGTCGTGGTAACTCTGGAGCGGACCACGGAGAACACGACGACCTCGTAATGGCCGCTGGCGGGGCGTACGCCATCATGCAAGAAACAACATACCGCCCCATTAACTTGCTACCACAAAAACGTACGCGAACGGCTAGCACAATTACTAAACGCTCCCCCCGCGTATGATAGGATTATAGCCATGAGCAATAAGCCAACAGAACAGTGGGACAAGCAGGCCGAAAGGTTTGCTAACGACCGCGAACGTTTTGTTAACAACTCTGGGCTTAAGGGCAAAAAGGCTTCGCGCTCGCCGCTCATTAAAGACCGCATGAGGCGTCTTCAGAACAGCAACGCTCGCGCCGACGCTAGCGAAGAGAACATGGCTAAGCGGGGAAACCCTCTGAGCATTGTCGCCAATGAAGACATGCCTAACCCGGCGCGTCGAATGAAAGCAATGAACGCAGCAAAAGCAAACAGAAAATCGTCTAAAGGACTCTAAAAATGTCGTACGGAGATAAGCCCCCCGCTAAGAAGACCCCCAACCCCCCGGGTTTCCAGCCGCGCCCGCCGAAGGCGAAGGCGTCTGGGTCGAAGCCGATGAGGCCGTCTATGCCGAAGTTGAACAATCCGGACTTTAGCAACATGATGCCGATGAAGTCAACGCCGTCGGCTGGTGGTTCTACGTCTACGACTAAGAAGGTCAAGTCGTTTATGAAGAAGTACGGGCAGGCTTAACATGGCTATGATTCCACAGGCCGCACCAGCAGGACCCCCGATGGGCGCAATGCCGCCGAGCGGCGCTCCCCCACAGGGCGGAGACGATCAGGCCCCCGCCGCGCAGATCCTCCCAATCATGGCGATGCTCGCACAGCAGCAGCAGGGCGCGATGCAGCAGCAGCAGCAGCAGGAACAGGCTCTCAAAGAGGCGATGCGTCAGCAGATCCTTCGTCTTGTCAGCATGATGCCGACCGAGAACCCCGCTGGAATGGCGGCTCGTACTGAGCCTATGCCGACCAGCATGTCGCCAGAAGATCAGGGTGGCGAAGAGCCGTCCGATATGGAGGATTACTAATGGCTTGGACCAACCCCACACGTTATCCGAACAGCATGGAAATTGCTGATAACGAGGCGTTTCTCAACACGAACGTTATCGACAACCTTGTCAATCATCAGGAACGCATTGTTACGCTTGAAGAAAGCGGCGGCGGAACCGATGTTGTATTTGCAGCCACATCAGATCAGAACAATCTGTTTTCATCGGCTCCAACACTTAGCAGTTGGACAGATCTTGTAACAACTGGCGCAACCCGTAGCGGAACAAATATTACGCTTACTGAGACAGGTATCTACGAAATCTTTTTTACTGCCAGAATTACCAACACATCCAGTGGACTGACAACCGTTTACATCAACAACGTTGCGAACTCTCGTCGGTACGCTGATTTCTATGAAACATTTAATGGTGCAAAAATCGTAAATCTTCATTTTACTGGCTCCCTGCCTGCTGCAACAGCAATCAATATCAAAGCAGAGTCTGCCGTAACCGGACTGTGGGTAACGTACGGTAGTTACGATCCGCATTGTATTGTGATTCGGAAGATTGGATAATTAAATGCCTATCAACAATTTTCAGAGTCGAGACGCGGCGCTTCCGTCGTACACGCGCGCTCTTGCAGTCACGCCAAACAACTCTACGGATCTTGCCGAGACAACGCGCGCAATTATGGTTGACCACGCAACCCTTCAACACGCAATGGTCAGCGTTATCCTCATGGGCGACACGGCTGCCGTCACAATCCCTATTCGCACAGGAGTTGTGACTCCGCTTCGCGTTACCCGTGTCCGCGTTACTGGCACGGACGCAACAACCGTTATTGCTCTATACTAAAAATTGTGATTAAAGGCGATCAGACCAAGATCCTCTCGCGCTTCAACAAAGCGTTCGCATCCGCGAATCAGCACCACACGAAGCGCGTAGACAAGTACAAGAAATGCGACGACGCATACAACGCTGTACTTAAGCCACAAGAAGACAACTGGCAGTCGGACCTACACCCGCCCTACGTCATGCAGATCGTTGAACTCCTCGCGTCTAACCTTATTGACGAGAACGCCAAGGCAAAGGTTATTCCGGGCCAGCCCGTCAATGCTGACACGGCATCGCTGCACGAACACCTACTTCAGCAGCAGCGCGAAGCAGACAGGTACAACGAGAAACTCGTACCGTTTGTCCTTCAGGCACTTATCCGTGGCATTACTGTCGCAAAGGTAACGTGGCAGGAAGAGTGGCGCAAGACGCAGGTCAAAGAGTTTAAAGCCTCTCCGTATGGCGCACCCATCGGAAGTGTCACCGAGCAGCGGTACCCGTATCGTCAGCAGCCTAGTTTTACACCCGTTGACGCCAAGCAGTTCTTGTGGGACGCAGCCGCTCACTCGCTAGACGACGCAGCCGAATGCTTCCACATCACCTATGAGACAGTCAGCAGCGTTAAGAACAGTGGCGTTTACGAGAACGTAGACAAGATCAACGCCGACACTGCTCCCTCCGGAGTAGATGATTCGACAAATAAGCGCAAGGGCCGCGTAGAGATTATTGAGTGGTGGCACCGCGAGGGCGACGAAATCTACCTCACGACTATTGCCAATCGCGCAATCGTTCTCCGAGACGAGTGCAGCCCATTCTGGCACGGAGAGTTCCCGTTCGTTGTCGCCTCGCCAATGCCTAGCCTATTTGAAATTGGTGGCAAGAGCATTGTAGAAATGGTCGCTGATATTCAGGCAGCACTGTGGGAGATGCAGAACCAGCGCATCGACAACACTCGTTTCATGGCAAACGCGGCAGTGTTCGTTGACCCCGCCGCAGAAATCCAAGACTTCCGCCTACAGCCCGGTGGCATCCTGCGCGCTCGCCCCGACCAGATCCAGCCTTGGCAGCCCGCCACTAGCATCCTCGCCCCGACCGTACAGGCCGAGGAACTTCTCAAGGGAGACTTGCAGAACCTTAGTGGTGCCGTCAGTTACCTCAGCGGCGCTTCTAACTCGCAGATGGATCAGACCACTGCCACTGGTATTAGCATTATTCAGAACATGGCGACAAAGCGCATCATGCGGATGAAGCAGCAAATCCTATTCGCACTTAAGCGCGTAGGCGAGCAGCAGATTTCGCTTAACCAGCAGTTGCTCCCCAATGCTGTCGCGATTCGTATTGATCGTGGCGCTGCCGGGATCGAATGGCAGGCAGCAACGCCAGCACAACTTCAGGGCAAGTACGAGTACCGAGTTGAAGACGCTTCCGAGTCGCTGATCCGTCAGGAGCGCCGAGCGGAAGCACTTGCTAAGGCGAACTTCCTCACTGCTAACTACGCACTGTTTCAGCAGGATGGCGTTCAGATTGATCTTAAGAAAATCCTTGAAGACGTTACGGAAGCGTTTGACGAAGATCCTCGTAAATACTTTAAGGAAGAAGTTGCAGCGCCAGCCCCGACAGGCGCTCCCGCGTCCCCTCCGCAACTGGTCGGCGGGGTTGGGGCGGAAGCGGCACCGACACCCGAAGCACAGGCGGCGGCTACCGCAGCGCCCGCTGCTGCTGAGGCCGGTGCCGCTGTTCCGCCCGGAGCAGCATGACCGAACTATTAGATTCCGTTCTGAATCTTAGTATGTGGAGCGCGGTAGAGGAAGAAGTCCAGCGGAAAAAAGACGTGTTGCTCCGCCAGATGGTGTACGATAACGTTACTTACGAAGAGTATTTGCGCATTAGTGGCGAAGTGCGCGGGCTAGACTTTACGCTAAAACTCAAATCAAGGAGAACTTCTGGTGTCTGAAGACGACATGATTACCGAAGCAGTACGAGCCGCAAACGCGGATGAGGAAGTTGTCGAAGAGGAAGGCTACACCGAAGAGGCCGCAGAAGTAGAGCATTACGAGGAAGAGCCTCGCGTTTTCGCGGGCAAGTATTCCACTCCTGACGATCTTGAGAATGCTTACCTAGAGTTGCAGCGCAAGTTTCACGAGTCGCGCCAGCCAGAGGAAGAGCAGCAGCAGTACGAGCAGCCCGTTCAGCAGTTCTTCGGCACTGAGCCGCAGAGTCAGGACGAACTCGTTTCGTTTGCCGAGCAGGACCCGACGAACGCGGCACTCTGGGTTATGCAGAACCAGAACAACGTTCCCAATGATCTTGCCAACGCTGTCCTTGAGCATTGGTGGACGCAGAAGCCTTGGGAAGCAACCCAGTATTACATGGACCAGCGCATGTCGATGGAGCGCGACGAATTGGCTGGGATGACTATGCCACTCGTTGAGCAGCACGAGCGCGCAGTCATGGCGGAGGCGTACGATCACCTCATCGCTAACGTGCCAGACTATGACGAGTATCAGGATCGTGTCGAAGAGTTTATTGACACGCACGACGTGAGCGGGATCATTAATATCGGCAGCGAGAATGATCCGGTTGCGCTTTCCGAGGGTCTTGGTACAATTGTAGGTATTCTGAAGTGGCAGGAATATCAAGAAGCCATGAGGAATCAAGGAATGCTTGTTCCGGATCAGGAAATCCCTAACGCTTCGCAGGTTAGCATTAGAAACACAACCACAGATTTTGGTTCTGAGTCTAGTGATATGGATGAAATGATCCGAGCAATGATTCTTAACGCTTAGACGGGCCGCTAGACCAGAGCGACACCCCAACTAGGGTTTTTGACCAGATTTTGTAAAAACTTTTAGTCAAGGAGGAACAGCATGCCTGCTGTTACCATTCTCTCGGGTGTCGCTGATGACAACGACATCCTGTCCAATCGCCGAGTTGTCGATATGGACCCGGTTATCAAGATGCTGGAGCCGGACGACGCTCCGCTGACGGTCATGCTTGCGCAGATGCCCCAGCGCCCTGCGAAGTCTCAGAAGGTTGAGTGGCTTTCGGATCAGTTGATGCCGCGCCTCACGACCCTGAACAACGGTGGCAACGTTTCCAGTAGTGCAACGACGTGTGTTGTTGCTACTGGTACTGGTGCGTACTTCCGCCCCAACGACGTGCTTCGCATGAGCAACGGCGAGAACGTCAAGGTCACGTCGGTTTCGACTGACACGCTGACCATCGTTCGTTCGATTGGTGCAGTCGCAGCCGCAACCATCACTGACCTTACGGATGTTATCAAGATTGGCAATGCCGCCACTGAGGGTGCCACGCTTGGCACGATTCAGATGACGAAGCAGGTCGCCAACTATAACTACTGTCAGATCCAGCGCGATCCGCTCGGCTTCACGAACACGCTTATCAACTCTGACCTGTATGGTGGCTCCGAGCCGCAGTACGAGGCCAAGAAGAAGTTGATGGAGCATCGTCGCCAGATTGAGAACACGCTGTTCTTCGGTCAGCGCGACCTTGATACGGCTACGGCTTCGACGCCGCAGGCGTATTGTGGTGGTCTGGTGGACTTCATCAGCACCAACATCACGAGCGTTGGCGGCAACCTCACGGAGAGCGGTTTCGCTACGTTCCTCCGCAGTGCTTTCCGTTACGGTTCGCGCGACAAGGTGCTGTTCGCCTCGCCGCTGATCGTCTCGGCACTGTCCTCGTTCGCTCAGAGCAAGTTGGCTCCGAACGATTCGGGTCCGGGCGTCAAGGACTACGGCGTCGCACTTCAGACGTATCGTGGCGCAAACGGCACGAGCGTCAAGATCGTTGAAAAGCGTGACTGGTCCGACTTCTCCACGACCTCCAATCAGGTCGGTTCGTGGGGTGTGCTGGTTGACATGGAGGACGTGATGATGCGTCCTCTCCGCAAGACCGTTCTTCTTCCGGACCGTCAGGCCCCGGACGAGGATTCGGTCAAGCAGGAGTACCTCACTGAGTACTCGCTGCAGGTCGGCACTGAGCAGAATCACGCTATTCTGCGCGGCGTCACCGGCTACTAAGCCAACAAGTTAGACAACAGGGAGCCTCTGGCGCTACAATAAAAGTAGTGTTAGAGGCTCCCTTCAACGTTCAGAAAGAAGAATTATCTTATGCGATTTGTTAGCCGATCTGCTAACTACATGCTCATCGCGCGACCCGATGCCGATTTTGAGGTATTTGAGAATCGTGAAGGAACCATGCTTCCCCGAATGGTTCGACGCCCAATCTTGATCGTAGAATTTAAGCACGGAATGGTGCGGCCCGACGAGGCGTACGCAGCAACTATGCACTGGCAGGGACAGGCAACGGTGCGTACGGACCCGGAGCGCCTGAACTCTAGTGGTGATTCGGCAAACGGCGTGTTCGGTGCCGTCCCGTATCAGCGCGGAGTTAGCATTCAGGACGGAGTGGGCCGCATTGTCGGCGTTAGTGGAGCCAGCCGCCCAGACTTTAACTTTAGCCTGTACGACACGGAGTGGCTAGAGGATGCTGAGGATCGCGCAGACGCGGAGAAGGCGCTGCTGGAAAACTCTGACAATGGTGTTTGGTATGTCAAGGTTGACGCTATCGAAGTGCCGCTGCCTTGGCCCAACTACAACAAGGTTCGGGCGAAGTCTGGCAGCACCATCGCGGCAGAGATCGCTCGTCGCTGCGAGGAAGACGGATACGACGTGGATCACGTTATCGACTACGAGAAGACTCACGCTAATCGTCCCGCCGTTCTGGAGGCACTAGAGGCTCTTGGCAAGCGCAACACTGCTGAGGCAGAGGCGTCGGAAGCACTGACGGTACAGGTAGTCTGATGATCGGCGTTCCCGTCCAAGCACACGGAGAGGAAACGCTAGACTTTGTTGCGCCCGGAGAAGAAAGCACGATCAAGTGGTACTTGAACGACGAGGCTTTTGATCGTATCCGGTCTGGAATGGTTTGTCCTAACTGTCTTGAACCATTCCCGGCGCGTCTAGGTGTTGCCAATACGTCTGCTTGGCGGGAACACGCCCACCTGTACTCCAAGATCCGCACAAAGGATGAACTTTTGACGCTTGTCGCGCAGGAGCGTTGTCCTGTTTGTAGCACTGAGGTGTCTCACGAGATGCTTAACCTCACTCATCGTGGCTCTGATCCGTTTGACCCGACTCTTAATGGGTCTTACTCGTGAGTACGTTCGCTGAACTCAAGGATCGTGCGCAGAACATGGCGCTCACGGAAGACGCGACGACGGCTGGCGCAATGGTCAATGATGTCTACCGAGACATCGTTGTTCAGGCTCAACTTAAGTGTACAACCGTCGATAGGGCGCTTACTTTTGGCGACAATCTTTACACGATCAGTAGCGAGTTTGGGCTTACTGATCTTGGTCAGGTCCAGTACATTATGTACAAGCCGAATGGCGAAAATCAGGGCTATGTGTTGGAGCCGTCTGACTTGGAAACTGTTTTGCAGTTGTCTTCGACAAGCCCGACTGGTTATGTCCGCAAGTACGCCTTTCAGGGCCTTGACAATCTCTACTTGTGGCCCTCGCCTCAGACCGGCACAAGGGAAACTGGCACCGACGCAACTTTGGGTTTCAACAATCTTACGATTAGTGCAAGCCCATTGGCAAATAATGCTTTCGCAACACTTGCTATTGGTGCTGGTGTGCCGCCCGCATCGCTGGTTGTTACCACTTCGACTGCTCATGGGTTTACCGCTGGCCAGTCTGTCCACTTTGTATTCCCGTCCACAAGCCCAGCCTTCGCGCTTTCTGGGAAAACGTTTACAGTTATAGCACCCGTCACGTCTACAACGTTTACTATTGCCAGCACAAGCGCCATTGCAACCGCAACGTCGGGTGGGTATGTTGGGCCATCTGGTGTGACTCGCGCTGTCCAGCGCATTGGCCTTTACTCTGGCGTATACACTCTCATTACTTATCTTGGTTCGTCGTTTGCTCATTCTGCTTCCGCCGACACTGAAAGTTGGACGGGGCAGATTGACCTACTGTCGTCTTACGACACGCTTCAGGTCTACTACTCGCAAGAACCAACAGCCCTGTCCTCCGCTGGGGATATCCCCGTAAGCGTTCCGACGCAGTGGCACCACCTCATCAGCGTTGGCGCAGCGGCCCGCCTGAGCGACGCAGTAGGCGAAGATGTGAGCCTTTCTAACAGCATTCAGGCTCGGTACGACGTGCTGTTTAACGGGTTTATGAAGTGGGTTAAGAATCGTCAGGGACGCGGCACTCAGATTATGCAGAGTGGCTACATCCGTAGCGCAGGATTCCCCAATCATAATCGGAGCGCGTACTACTCGTCTATGGGAAATGACTAATGGCGGGGCCGAGTCGCTGGATCGAATACTCCGACTTTTCTGGTGGAGAAAGAAGCGACATCAGCGCGAGTCTCATCCCCGATAACGGCTTGCTTTACGCAGAGAATGTTTACACAGATAAGTCTGGTCGTCTTGCTAAACGGGCGGCTATCCGCTCTTTTCTTCAAAACGCAAACTCCAACTATTATGATTCGCTCGGTACATCGGACGACTCTGAGAGTTCTGCGCTTCAACGCGGATATGCTTCGCGCTTCTCTTCTAACAAGATTATTCTTGATTCTTTTGGGATTGGGTCTAACGCAACCGGAACGCTAGAAACCGGCACAGCGTCAACAAACAATGATGTCGGAACATATTCTGCTGGTGTGCCGGTGGAGTCGTTTAACACGTTTGGCGTTTGCGGATTCCCGATTGCCGAAAACACGACGACGCTTGGGACAACCTATAACGCTTACCCGTTTGTGTGGGCCGGTGGCGCGGCGGCAGACGTTGGCAACTTCTCAACTACTTCTGGCGGGACGGCGACGTTTAAGGCTGGGGAATCTCTAATCCAGTTTTCAGGCTCAACACCCTACAATGCTTTTAAAGCCGCCAATATGAGTGGACAGTTCTTTTATGCGGCAGTTGGGGCGGGAACCAATCAGAACGAATACGTTGGCAAGATCGTGTCTCAAGACGACGCTGCCTTTACGATCACGGTAACGCCTACGCCTAAGAACGCTTTTGTCGCAACGTATTATTCTCGCTCAACAACCTTTGGTATGGGTGGCGCTAACTTTGAAACTGGTGGTGGCGCAAGGCCAATGGGCGCAAACGCTGGGGTCATCCACCAGAACCGCGTAGTAGTGGCGACGCAGGGCTTAAGCAATTATGTCTCACTATCCGCATTCACTCCTCCAGCGTTTTCTAAGGTTGACGCTAGGGCTAACACGATTATGTGGAGCGCAATCACTGGCGAGGGCGCAACGGCGGTAAACACAAAGTCTGACGGAATGCTCGGGATGCTTTTTGCTGGGTGGCCCAAGAGTCAGACGCTCACTCTTGACACTGCTGGAATTACGGGACTTGTCAGCCTTGACGCAAACAACTTGATGGTTTTGTGCGTAGATAAGATTCTGATGCTGAGCGGTACGCTAGGTACGGTTCTCCCAAATGCTTCTGTTAATACAAACTCTATTAACATTCGTACTCTTTCTACGAACATTGGTTGCGCATACCCCAAAACTATTCAGAAAACACCAAAGGGCGTTATGTTTTCTGACCTTAACGCGGTGTACCTTACTGATGGGTCGAACTTTGTCAACTTGATGGAAGACAAAATCCAGTTCTCTTACGGATACTTTTCTTCTAGCGTTGGAATCTACGGACCCGATTTCCCCTGCGGGTCGGCAGTCCTCCTCAATAATTACTACGTCCTATTTACAAAGTATGGCCTCGGGTGGATGTGCGACATTTCAAACAATTATTCTTGGACAAGGATTGTCGCGTCTAGCGCACCGCTAGGAGGAGTCCCGAAGACGTGGGCTTCTGGTATTGGCGACCCCGGCGGCAGCGGACAAGTCTACGCGCCAAGGTTCAATGTTGACCCGGCTAATCCGGGGGCCGCTACTGGGTCAAAGATTTGTCGCCTAGAGACAATGGTCCTTCCTAACGCCCCCGTGTCCTCCCCGACTCCTAACGGTTATACGTCGCTGTGCGATCCCGACACTACTCTCCGCGTGAACGCGCACTTTACAACAAAGTCGTATGCGTTTGGTTCGTCTGCTATGAAGCGTTTTCAGAAAATGGTATTTACTGGTTATTGCACAGCACCTAATACAATAGTCGGTCTTAAGGTCGGACTTGACCCGACACCGCTTGTCACTAACGGATCGTTTTATCTTGGCTTCGTCCCCGTTAATGGTCAGCCTTCTGTTCTTAAGGACCTAAAGGGGACTAATCCTCCGAGTTTTTGGACGAACAAGTTTACTAACGTTGGTTTGGCACTAGATTTCTTGACAGCATTCGGAGCGACCAGTATAGGCGACGAATTTTGGGTAGATAAGATTTCGTTTGGTTACACTCCCGCAAGGCAGGGCAGGACACAGCGATAATGGCTATCAACAATAGCGATATCGAAGAAACGAGAGTTGCCCTAAGTGGCGCTGGACCAATCCCCAACGCCGTCCTCTACAACAATGCTAAAGACCTAGCCGCCGCAATGAAAGCGGCAGGCGTCACGTTCGGTGGAACATCCGACCCACTCCCCATCGGCTCCGTCGTCGCTTACTCTGGAGCGACAATCCCGACCGGCTATCTAGACGCGGATGGTTCTAGCCAACTCCGAGCATCCTACCCTGACCTCTTTACGGCTATTGGGAC